CGAGGTACTCTAACGTCTATAGGATTATAAGTTCTTTCTCCGTCTTCTCCTTCTTTCCATCGACTTAAAGTTTTATTAAAATTGAAAGGTCCTTTTACTACTCCTGTTCCAAGGAGTGCGGATTCAAGCAATGCGTTTCTTATTTCGGATGATCCTTTAGACTCTTCAATTTGATCATGGATTAATTTTTCCATTCTTCTTGAAGCCAGTTGAGCAGGTTTAATCTCAATCTCTTGAGGCAGTGGACTTGTACCGTCAGTTAATATCTCTTTGGCTTCTTCTTCTAATATAAACTTTCCATTACTAAAGGTAGCGCCAGCTTTTAAATTTTTACCGTCACCTTCATATCCTACATCAAAAGGATTTTCAACTTCTTCTTCTTCTTGTTCGGGTACGCTTGTTTCAATTCCAGGTGTTGGATTTTGTGTATCTAGGTGTGCAAACTCAGAAGCACCTTCAGGAATTTTAGTTTCTTTTACACCTATCGGAAACTTACCTGTGCCAAATATAACATCAACAAGTTGTCCAAAAGAGGCAAGTACTTTTGTCTTAGTAATTTTTACAAAGACTTTAGATTTCTCAGATTCTCTGAACTTTATATTTTTATCGTATAAGCCTCTATAATTACGATAAGCTTTTAACCAACGATGTTCGTGAGATATTCTTGCAGTTTCTGCATCTGAGAATCTGTTTTGTATTAAACCTACTAAACTAAGCTGTTGGCTTTCTTCGAGTACAAGTTTCTTTCCTTCTTCGCCTTCAATGTCTTCAAAGAAAAGATTATCTGAATTATCTATAAAGGTGTTTTCATTGTTATTGTTGTCTGCCATTTATTCTTTTAATATCCGAAATCTGGATCTGTTGGTTTATATGTTGATTCTCTTTTTATTTGTCTGATTCTTTCGAGTGGATCATTTATGCGCGGTCTACTCATTATCAAATAACGTAGCGCATCGTATGCATGATCAGATGCATTCGTGTCTACGTCTTCAGGTTTAGTCTTACTCAGAGGAATGCTTTGTAGTTCTCGAATCAAGTTAGGACAGTTATTAAAAATTTGTAATTTAGGTCGACTCCCACTATTCTGAACTCGTAAGTACTCATGAATTTGAATTTTACCTTGTATTCTATTCTTATCTGCTCTGCGCAGCTTGTGTCCTAACTGTTGTAGTGTCTCACCGACAGTAGGACCAGTCGTTCCTGTTCTAGCCCAAGATGCAGTATCTAATACTCCTTGAACTGAAAACGGATCTTCCACTTCCATTTCTGTTATTATACGTCCTAAATCGAGTCCTGTCAAGCCTTTTCTGTATAATTCTCTATAAATTATTAAAGTTCCGTCTGCTCTATCTATTGCGCCCCAAACACAACAACTCTCTGCAGCATACCCATAATCAATTCCTTTGACACGTTCCCAATTAACAGGAAGGTGAAAAGGTTCAATTACATGGACTGTAGGATCAAACTCAACAAAGGCAGCACCTTCAGCGACATCCCAATTTCCTTCTAAGAGTTGTCTGCGCTGTATCGGAGGAAGCGCTTTAAGCATTTGTTCATATCTTCCGTCTTGAGCTAAATACGGATTATCATCCAATTTAGCAGGAATAAACTTACGAGTTAATCCATCTTTACCTACAAAAGATTTATTATGTTCTGAAGGTTCAATGTAGCGCTTTTTTACCCAATGTGCGCCAACACCGCCTGGGTTTGCAGTACAGCGTAGGTAAGGCTCTATTTCAAGGTCTGTTGTTCGTAGTCTTGAAGCAAGGTAGTTCCAACCGAACTCTGTCGGTAGATGTGTAATCTCATCAAAGCCTATCCAACTGTATGCTTGTCCTTGGTATCTATATACATCTGCGTCTCTCTCAAGAAAACCAAACTCTATCTTTGCACCGCTTGGAAAGTTCCATAACTTCTCGACTTCACGGAACTTACAGCCTGGGAAAGCCTGTGGATATAGTTCTCTTGATTTGTCTATAAGTTCGCGTAACTCTGGCATAGACCTTCTTAAAATTAAAGCACGATGTGCTGGCTTGTGTGCGTACCTCAACGGATCCACTAACATTGCGTATGATTTACCGCCACCTGCAGCACCACCATAAAGAACATCCTTTTCACCTGCAGCAAGAAAGTCTGTTTGAGGACCATCATTCGGATGAAAAACTACGTTCTCTTCAGGGTTTTCTTTTATTTCTTTTTGAACACTGGGTATGAGTTCTTTAATGTCTGTGTCAAGTACAACCTGATTGTCTGTATCTTTGTCAAGTTTTTTAAGAACTTCTTTTTGTTTTTTTAAATTAGTCTTGTAAGAAGTAATTTGATTCTGTAGTTGACTAATTCTTTTTTTCTTTTTACTAACAGAACGTCTAGCATTCATTTTGGCTTTTGTCTTAGAGTGATAATTATAATTACTCTTAGAACCTTTAGGCCTTCCTTTCCTTTTACGAGGTGTTCCGTCTTTTTTTAATTTAAACGTAACTCCGTCTTCTTCGGTTTCGTATCGCTCAGGATGTAAATCCCAATCTTTCTTGTCTTGTTCCATACTTTTTATCTATGATTTTCTTTAGACCTACGTGGCTAATACTACGACCTGTATGGTTCTGTAACCAATAACAAGCATCACGAAGAGTTATTTGTTCTTTAACAATCATGTCCTCTACTGCTTCAAGAGCCTCTAACTGTTTTGGAATAGGCTCTAAATATTGTGCATCTTCTTTGGATAACTCATATCCAAAAGGAACCGTAGAACTTTTTCTACGTTTTAGATCAGATGTCGGAATTGTTTTATTTAACAAACTGTGTCCTATTTCTTCCCACTCGTTTTTGCGCCATATCTTTGTCATATTACTTCCACACCAGTTCGATTCCTCTGCGTTCTAGTTCTTTAATTACTTTGTGTTTCTTTTTCTTAGGCGTTGATTCTTTGTTTAAATAGTCTATGAGTTCTTTCTTTGGTATTGCTTTCATGTAGTGACGAATGATTGCTGTCTTGCCTGTACGTCTGTCGTAGCTTTTCTCTGTGGGTCTGAATTTAACAGGAGGCATATGATTAGTTTAAGTATCTGCTTTTGAGACAAATTCTGTCGTGTCTGTCTTGATTGAGTTTACGTACTGACGGATCAATCTCGTTGTGCCAAACAAAAGGAACAATCGCATGAACAATTACTTTTAGCGTGAGTTTAAATAAACGATAAGCGTACCACAAAGCAACACTCATATGCTCGATGTAACTTTCGTTGATTTCTTTTAAGTGTTTAAAATTTAGATCTTGTTTCTTCATCGTATTTCCTGTCTAACCATAGATGATGTTTAAAATAATAAGTCTCGAAGTTCTTATAAGGTTCTAATCCGTGTGTCTGTCTTTCTAAACAGTTATCATCGTATAGTTCTTTGCACCATTGCATAAAAGATTCTTTATTACTACTCTGCTGCATCTTCTTCTTCTTCCGTGTATTCTCCTTCGACTACGTATTCTACTTCTTTTTTAGCTGGAAGTATAAACACACCTCCACTATTTGTTTTGTGATCTACCTCTAGTCTTTCTTTCTTTGTTACTCCTACACGATCAAGGATTGTCTGAGCTGCTTGTAACTTATTCGCTACTTGAGGTATAGGCATATCAGTATTCATGATGTCTACCATCTTTAGAGCTGCTTGAGGTGCGCTGTTGGCTAAGATGTCTGTTGCTAAATCTATTATTTCATTCTTTAAAGACTTTACAACTTGGTAGTGATTACCGCTATAACCTGCTTCTTCGGCTGCTAGTTTTGCATTGCCGTTGGTCTCTATTAAACAATCCAAGAACTTTTGTTGTTTGTCCGTTAAAGTCTTTGTTGTTTTATTTGTTTCTTGTAAGTATGTGTTAACCATAATATGTATTATAGGTCTAGTTAACGAACTTGTCAAGTATTTTTTTAAATTTATGCTTGTTATTTCTTGTGAAATTTCACAAATGAAATAATGCTTGACAAAATTGAAATCTGTATGTATAATAGTATTTAAGCCTGCCAGGGTTGAATACCTAACTAACTACCTCCCCTTTAATGTCTCAATATATAGCGGAATAGCGCATGTATATATTATAAGGTATGCCGCATTTATCAAGTTACCGAGTTAAAACCTTCTTAAAATATTCGATCACTATATATATATATGGGAGAGGGTGGTGGTCACCTACGTACCCTCTTTATAACTTTTTAGTTATATATACTTTACATATTCCCAGATGTTATAAGCACTAATATATAATTAAAAGTTATAAAGTTATAGCTTATAACTTCAGGTTATATTGATCAAGCACTCTAAAACTTTAAAACTTTTCAAATTTCTCAAGTTACCAAATCAGTAGCACATTTAAAATGTTCCAAATATATACTTGAAAACTTCCCAGTTTTCCCAGTTCTAACAGCAACTTATGAAATAATTATTTTACGCACGAATGTAAGATAATCTTTTATTCATATTTCTAAACTATTGATATTAATATTTAGATATGGATAATAACAATAGAGTCATTGGTGATTCGATTAGGCGGTAACCTTAGGTAACAATTTGGACTACTGCATTGACAGGATGAAAACCTAATCAAACGATTGTAAGAGATGCCACTCCCAATGAGATGAACAGGATTCATATTATTATTAAGATTGATTCTTTAAAGGTTGTTAAATGCTTTGATACTGTTTGATGATCCACAATATAGGAATATATATTATGGCTACTAAAACAGCTTCTAAAGCACTCAAACTAGATAGAAATATCAACACAACAACCAACCAAAAGAAGACAGGATTCCTCAAAAGAATCCGCCCAATCATTGATGCATTTACTAAAGATTCAATAGAATTTGAAAATGCTCAAAAAAGGGTTCAATCTTTTGATGCTTTCCTTTGGAATGAGATCAGAAAAACATTCGATATTCAAACAGTCGAACAGACTGAAATGATTAGAGAACTAATCGCTGATTCTTTTCAATGGACAGTCAAAAGAAAAGGAAAAGGAAAACAAGACGAGATTTCTAATAGACGGCAACAGCCAAATAAATTTAGTCAGTTCTTTTCTGATATCAAAAGAGCTTTTAATAATGGAGTTGTTGATATTGATTTTGAATACAACAATTCATTAGAAGATCACATCATTGGAACGAATAACAGAACAACCATATATAAAAATATATTGTCTGAATTTGAAACAATCGGTGAAGTTAGAAAAGCTCTAAGAGATCAATTGATAAATTCTAAATCTGAAGAATATAATCATTCAGATCAGAATATTAAATTGATAAAAGCATTTCTTAATCAAGCGGAACGATCAAAAGATCAGAAAAAATTAAAGCAGATAGACAAAGCTTTAAATGATCTTAGATTAACTTTTTCACTTGCTCCAAAAAGCAATTCAAAAAGTCATACCGCTAAAAATAAGAAATCAAAAGAAAAATAAATCAATGATCTAATAGCAGTTGATAAGCATTTAATAACCTTTAAAAAATCAATCTTTATAAAAATTAAAACAAAGAGAAATTATCTTACATTCAAACGTAAAATAGTTTCTCTTTTTTTTTTTT